GAACTAGTTCATAGATTTAACGGACCAAGCAGAACAGGTCCTAAATTTAGATTTTCTATTTCAACATTTATAGAAAAGGAAACACAATGAAAATTATGTTAACAGGACATAGAGGATTTATAGGAAGTACTCTATTACGCAAATTAAAAAAAGAACATAGCATAGTTGGCTTTGATTTACAAGACGGACAAGACTTGTACGATATTGAACTAAAGGAAGAATTTGACTTAATTATACATCTAGCAGGCAAAAGCGGAGTGCGTGATAGCATAGCAGATCCTGCAGGATATTGGCGTAATAACGTAGAAGTAAGCAAACGCTTATTTGCACGTTATCCTGATACTAGAGTGCTTTACGCAAGCTCTAGTAGCGTCTATGAGCCCGATTTAAACCCATATGCCGCAAGCAAGTATTGTGTAGAAGAGGCTGCAGAACGCTATCCAAATACATTAGGTATGCGTTTTCATACGGTATATTCAAGTACACCTAGACCAGGTATGTTTTTACAAAAGCTAATAGATAACGAACTTGAATATACAACAAGTCATTACAGAGATTTTATACATATTGAGGATTTATGTGATGCAATACAACTATGTATGAATAGTAAGTATTTAGGTACGATTGATATTGGGTCAGGACATCCTTTTAAGGTATCAGACTTTGCACCAAATCTTCCTGTCCGCCTAAATACACCATATGAAAGACAATGGACTTGTGCTAATATGGAAAAAATTAAGTCACTTGGCTTTAAACCTAAATATAGTGTAGAAAACTACTTGACTTCTTTAACAAATGATAATATAATAAAACTTGAAATAGGAGAAACTTTATGAAAGACATTTTACAAGACATCGTTGCACATACGCATTCACTAGGATTTTTATCGCTAGTAAAAGTTAGCAATGATGAAGGCACACAAATCGATTCAATGGCTGAAGACCGTTCAGTTATTTTAAGTGCTTCAGCAAATGCACCAGTAGCTGAATTTACAGGAACATTTGGTATGCCTAACTTAGATAAGTTAGCACTACACTTAAAAAATCCAGAGTATCAGAAAGATGCAAAGATTGATGTAGTACAAGCAGAACGCAACGGCGAAACTATTCCTACGCACATTCACTTTGAAAATGCGGCAGGTGATTTCCAAAATGATTATCGCTTTATGAACAAAGCAATTATTGAAGAAAAACTAAAAACTGTTAAGTTCAAAGGCGCACAATGGAATGTTGCATTTAATCCTAGTGTTGCTAGTATTGCACGTATGAAACTTATGAGTGCGGCACATTCAGAAGAACCTACGTTTAATGTAAAAACTGTAGATGGTAATTTAGTATTCAGCTTTGGCGATGCAAGTACACACGCAGGTGAGTTTGTATTCCAACATGGCATTGAAGGTTCATTACAACACACTTGGAGTTGGCCAGTAGCACAAACACAGGCAATACTTGGCTTAGATGGTGACTTGACTATGAGCATTTCAGATCAAGGTGCTATGATGATTTCAGTAGACAGCGGTATGGTCAAGTATGATTATATCCTGCCAGCACAGAGTAAGTAAATTGAGTGAGCACCAGCAATATTGTACAACAAAAGGCTTAGGTTGGGCTTTTCTAATCATTGCTTTTTTCATAGCAGGCGTTCCTATTTTAATGTTGATGGCAATGGTGGGATTAGAAGATTATGCCCGCTATTGTAATCTAAACATTATGCCATGTTTCGGCTTGGAGAATAAATGAACAAAAACTTAACCGCAACACAAAATGATTATGCACGTTTCTTACCTGCTCTTAGTGGGTTTTATGCTACATATGTAGGTAAACAACGTCATGATGAATATGTTGACAAAGCAAGAGTACCTAAAAACTTAACACACGGAGTTGAAGGTTTAAACTATCTTAATGCACAACAAGGTCAATTTAGTTATAAATGGAGTCTTTATTCAGCAGGACATGCTGACTTAGATATAAACAAATTTGTACCTAAAGAAGATATGGTGCGTAATCGAGATAGAGAAAATACTTGGTTACTTGGTGATTCAGGTGGATTCCAAATTGGTAAAGGTGTTTGGGAAGGCGATTGGAAAGATCCTAATTGTCCTAAAGCACAAAAGAAGCGTGACGGCGTTCTTCGTTGGATGGACGCATATATGGACTACGGAATGATACTTGATATTCCAGCATGGGTATCACGTTCCCCAGAAGGTGCAAAAGCAACAGGCATTGACAACTATCAAGATGCTGTAAATGCTACACGCATTAACAATGACTATTGGATGAAACATAGATCAGGTGCCTGTAAGTTCCTTAATGTTTTACAAGGCGAAAATCATGCTGATGCTGAAGATTGGTATCAACAAATGAAAGACTATTGTGATCCTAAGATTTATCCAGAAAATCATTTCAATGGTTGGTCAATGGGTGGTCAGAACATGTGTGATGTACATTTGGTTCTTAAACGTCTAATTGCATTGAGATTTGACGGACTACTAGAAAAAGGTATACATGATGTAATGCACTTTTTAGGAACATCAAAACTAGAGTGGGCTACACTACTAACCGACATACAACGTGCCGTAAGGAAATATCATAATGAAAACTTTGTTATCACATTTGATTGTGCTTCACCTTTCCTCGCAACCGCTAATGGACAGATCTACTGTGAACTTGAGACTCAGGACAGAACTAAATGGGTGTATCGAATGGTTCCGAGCATCGATGATAAGGCACTTGCACAAGACACAACACAGTTTGGACAAGCATTTGTAAGAGAAGGTAAACATCCTTCGTTTATGGATAGTCCAATCACAGCCGACCTCAAAGCCAAAGATATTTGCATATATGGTCCAGGTGACCTAAATAAAATAGGCAAAGAAGGTAAGACCTCATGGGATAGTTTTTCATATGCTATTATGATGGGGCATAACGTATGGATGCACATAAATGCAGTACAAGAAGCAAATAGACAATACGACAACGGAATATTTCCAGCAATGCTTGTGGAAGAGCGTTTTGACAGGTTATTTTTCCGAGATGTTGTGGACGAAATTTTCAGAACGGACGACAGGCAAAAAGCAGAACAATTAGTAGAAGAATACTCAAAGTTTTGGATGTCGATTATTGGCACACGTGGTGCTACCGGTAAGAAAACTGTTAATGCACAAACTAAATTTGGGGAGTTATTTGAATGAGTAATTTTACTGAAACACACGATAAACTTGCTACATACTTACAAGAGCTATACACGAAACATAAAGCACTTGACGAAGAAATAAAAAGAATGTATAATAAGTATGAGCAGGACGGAATAATCAACCGTAAGAAAACACATAAACTTTGGCTTAAAGATGAAATACATAGGCTTGAGGAACAACTTAAACACTTAGGATAAAAAATGCTAGTACAAGAATCATACAAGGAAGGCGATACTGTTAGTTTTAAAACCGTTGCAGGTGAAGAAATTATCGCACGTTTAATAAGCCAAACAGATACAAAAATTAAAGTTAAAAAGCCAATGGCACTTACAATGACTGAGAAGGGATTAGGACTTGTTCCTTTTACATTCACTGTAAGTCCTGACACTGAATTAGAACTTAATCGTACTACTATTGTTTTTATTGCAAAAACCGAAAAAGCAATGGCAGATCAGTATATTGAAAAAACAACTGGAATAAAGTTAACGTAATGAAAAGAACATATGACACAGGAATAGCAGATGATATTGTTTTCTTTACAGGAATTGAAGTAGAGAAAACTCCTGCACATGGTATGGATACACTATTTGTTACAGGCGTACAACCCTGTGATGTTATTCAAGATAAACTAGAAGATAGACAGCATATTTTCTTTGGTGCGAATCATTCTTTTGAACCGTTGAACGAAGAAGACTGGAATAGTTGGGAAAGAATGATAAAAGCATTTCTCACAGCAGGAAAGTTATGTTCACTTGATATTCCGATTAATTATGCAGAAGACTTCCTTGAAAGTGGACTTACAGAATATGAGAACTTTATCCCACAATTACGTATTCCGTTGCCTTACGTAAAACAGTGGAACTACAACACTATGTTGAAGATTGATGATAAAGACTTTAAGGCAACTAACCCAGGTGTTTGGTGTCATAGTTTGCACGATTTAATGGACCGAGATAAGTTCACAGACTGGTCAAAATATGGATCTGATAAAGTTGTAAAATGAATATTGTAGTTGCTGGATGTAGTTGGAGTGCAGGTTGTCCTGAACAACCTTACTCTTGGGTTGAAGCACTTGCAGAAACAATGCCTGAGCATAATTTTTTTAATTATGCATATGCCGGTAATAGTCTTTTAACAAGTTTACATTTATTACAAATAGCAAAAGAACAGGTAGACATTCATAAAGTTATCTTTCAATTAACAACGCCTACAAGATTAACTTTTGCATTAGACGTGGACAAGTTAGATGCACACCATATCCAAATAACAGACAATTATTATTCAATACCAAAAGAACTAGATATAGTTGCACTTACACCAGGTGCAATATTTGATAATATGTCCAGTGATAATGAGTTTATTGAATTTGGTAAAATGTACTACAAATATTTCAGTAATGATAGTTATACCGATATCACAGCCAAATCTTTAATTGATTTAATTAGGAAAGAATCTAATTTACAGTTTTTTCATACAATACCTAAATACAATTATCCTTTTCCAATAATGGAAGAATTGCTAGATTTTAACACTGAAGTTATTGATAATGGTAAACATTTAAGTGTACAAGGTGCTAAAAAACAAGCAGAAATAGTAAAAAAATGGCTATAAAAACATTGACAACTTACAGAAAAGAAAGTATACTTATAACACAATGGAACAAGAACGTTACTACACATATATGAAACGAAGAATGAAAGAGGAGGACGATAAAATGGCGCAAGAAAATGTTAAAACAAATGCTGATAGAAGTATTTGGGTAACCTTCCGCAAAGAAGGTGTGCATATGTATCCAGGTGCTGACAAAGATCCTAAACTAGCAACTGGTGATTGGGATGATGTAAGTTTTCTCGGAATACCACATCGTCATATCTTTCACTTCAAAGTAAGGATCCAAGTTTTTCATAACGACAGAGATATTGAATTCATCCAATTTAAACGTTGGTTAGAAAGACTATACGATGTTGAAGGAGTATTAGAGCTTAACCACAAATCATGTGAAATGATTGCTGATGATCTCTATGACGTAATTTCTTCAAAGTACCCCGGCCGCTTTGTAGAAATAGATGTAGCCGAAGATGGCGAAAATGGCTGTTCAATATATTACCCTAAACCGCAACCCCAGTAGACCAATTAAAGAGAGAAAATTAAAATGGGAATCGAATTTAATCGCGAAGCGTATACGAAAGTATTCAACGACTTGGATAAATTCCGCGACTATTGTCGCTTTGAAGGCAAAGTTTTTAACGAAAAGGCTTTGTATAATAAAGAAGACCTTAACTGGCAGGCTTACCAGAAGTGGCAAGGCTGGATGCGAGCAAAGGCTCGTAATGCAGGAAGAAAGTTTAATAATAGGAGAAGCTAATGACAATTCACATTGTAGACATTGAAGCAGTAGACACACGTTATACGAAGCAATGGAAAGAATATCTTCCTAAGCAACTTCAACGAGCTACAAATGAATCAGTAAATGTTATTAGTGGAGGAGATACGCCTCAGGCAACTACGCCTGGGGCTTTCCTTAACTTCGGAGGCACAAATGTTTATAAGTCTAACCAACTTGCTCAAATCGGTCAACTTTTCTGTGACGGACGGGTGGAAGACGGTGATTATTTTCTCTATACCGATGCCTGGAATCCTACAGTTATACAACTACGTTACATGGCAGAGCTATTGGGTGTTGATATTTGCATTGGCGGTATGTGGCATGCAGGTAGTTATGATCCACAAGATTTTTTAGGTAGGCTTATAGGCGATAAACCTTGGGTTAGGCATGCTGAACAATCTATGTATGAATGTTATGATGATAATTTTTTTGCAAGTCAATTTCATATTGATTTATTTTCTGCAAGTTTTCGTGTTGACGATAGTAAAATAAAACTTGTTGGTTGGCCTATGGAATATCTTAAAAATAGTTTAGATAGTTACAAAGGTATGCAAAAAAGAGATCTTATACTCTTTCCGCATCGTATTGCTCCTGAGAAACAAGTTGAAATATTTAGAGATCTTAAAGCACAATTACCACAGTATGATTTTATTGTATGTCAAGAACAAGAGCTTACTAAAAATGAATATCATAATTTATTAGGTGAAGCAAAACTTATATTCAGTGCTAACTTGCAAGAAACATTAGGTATTAGTTGGTACGAAGGCGCACTAGTAAATGCTATTCCTATGGTTCCAGATAGACTAAGTTATTCAGAAATGGCACTACCTGAATTCAAATATTCAAGTTTATGGACACAAGACTATGATGCTTATATGCAAAATAGAGAAAAGATTGTTAAACAAATTATAGAATACATGGAAAATTATGAAGACTTTTTACCTAGTATTAACAAACAAGTTACAAAACTTAATAAAGAATTCTTTAGCGGTAGAGAATTATATAGAGCGATTGCAGATGAATGATGATGATACATTTACTATCACTATTGGTGGTACAGAATTAACTAATGACACAGGCGGTGAATATTTAACTAATATTACATACGATACTTCGTCAACTATTGATTTAGATAGTATTACAACTATAAATTCTACACAATATATAGATCCTGAAAGAGTTGTAAAAATGTCTGAACATTATCCTGCTTTGGCTAAAGCATGGGAAAATTTTTATTCTATCTATAAAATGGTAGATCAAGACTACAAAGGAAACCACGAGTACGATGATGAAATACCTTTCTAAACTAATGGACAAACTAGGAAGACGCAGAGTAATTACAGATAGAACAGGTAAGGTTCCATACCTTATTCGTTATTATCTATTTTTAAAAGAACGTAAGAACTTTCCTTTCAATATTACACTACACAAAGTTCTTGTTAGTGATGAACCTACACTTCATGATCATCCTTGGAATTGGGGTGCTATAATTTTGAAAGGCGGTTATTATGAACATGTACCAATTATATCGCAAGAAGGAAATGTAGTAGGTGCTACAAAAGAATGGCGTGGTCCTGGACACATAAGATTTAGAAAAGCAGAAGATTTACATTGGTTAGAACTTGCAAAAGACAAAGATGGTAACGAAATACCTTGCACTAGTATCTTCTTTATGGGTAAGAAGAAAAAAGAATGGGGTTTTATGGCATGGCATTATGTAAAAGAAACAAAAGATATTCATAACGCAGGATATCGCTGGGTACATAATGAAAAATATTTAACAGGAGGAGCAAAAACTAATGCAACATACAATCCAACAATTAATGGATAAAGTCAGTGCGATGCATGGGTTAGCTGTGCAGGCACATAGAGAAAAATACAAAAAAGCACCAGGTAAAGAATATGACGTGGATCATGTTACACATCTTGTTGAACAAATACAAGCAATGGCTGGCGACATATATAACGATAAAACTATACATCCTAAATTAAAAGAGAAAAAAAATAAATGATAAAAAAACATTATTATAGTTGGTCTGACGTAGAACGTATGTGCGTTAGCATTGTTAATCAAATGTACACAGACAACTGGCGTCCTGATTATATTGTAGGTATTACCCGTGGCGGTAATGTTCCTGCAACAATTATTTCAAACATGACTGGCATTCGTTGCGAAGCACTAAAGGTAAGTCTACGTGATGACAATAGAGACAGCGAAAGCAACTGTTGGATGGCCGAAGATGCTTTTGGTTATCCTGACAGTGATATTGACAACAATAAAAAGAATATTCTTATTGTAGATGACATTAATGATACAGGTGC